GTATCACCACTAGCACCAAGAGTAATATTTGTTCCACATTGATTGATGATGTTTCCACCATCTGAAGCTTGTACGTTATTAACTTTTACTGTGCTAGTCATTATTGAAATTTGTACCTTATTATTACGATGCCTGATCCTCCTGTTGGAGCACTTGCAGTTGGTGAATCACCACCTCCGCCACCACCACCTGTGTTAACTGTGCCACCACTTCCTGCATTACCACCACCTCCTGGACCACCACTTCCACCAGGAGCGCCAGCACCACCACCAGCATAAATTGTTGGACTAGCTGAAATAGAAGTTGTTGCTCCTGCACCAGCAGGTCCTGCATCTATACCAATAGAAGTCGCACCTCCTCCACCTGCACCACCAGTACCTCCACCAGCATCAGCGGCCGCACCAGCAAAACCTTGTGCTGGAGTTGTTGGGGGAGTATTACCTGCTCCTCCTGGACCACAACTTCCTCTACTTCCTCCACCTGAACCTCCAGCAACACCAGCATTAGATGGAGATCCTAATGGTGATCTTGCACCTGCACCACCTCCTGCAGATGTTATTGTTGAAAAAACTGAATTTGCACCTGGGGCTGGAGTTGAGGCTCCTGCTCCGCCTGCACCAACTGTTATTGGATAACCTGTTGCTGTAACTGTAACTCTATTGGGTGCAGTTGCATAACCATCTAAAGGACTTGCTGTGTATGGAGTTGTAGGACTTTTTAATTCTCTATAACCACCTGCTCCACCTCCACCTCCCTCATCATATCCGCCACCACCACCACCTGCTACTACCATATAAGAAACTATATTTTCTGGAGCATTTGAAGATGCTGATGTAACCGTAAAAGTACCTGGTCCAGTAAATTTATGAATTTTGTCATCACCAGAAGTAGTAATTGTTCCGCCTGTAGCTGTTAAAAAACTTCTACCTATAACATTTGATGTTGAATCTTGAACATTTTTCCAACCCTCCGTGCCATCTACATAAACAAATGTTACTGATTGTCCTTCTGTAGATAAAGTTGTATCATCTGCTACACCACCTATTTTTTCTGAACCATTTGGACTAATTGTTAAATTATGTGTTTGAAAACTATTTGTATAATCTACAACAGAAACAATGTTTCCAGCAGTTCCTGCTGGTAAGTTCATTGTAAATGCTCCACCAGATGTATTTGCAAAATAACCTTCGCCATTTGCAGCTGTGAAAGTTGATGTTTTAATACTTCCTGTCTGCCAATCAACAGTTCCTGTTCTACCAAAACCTGATTGACTAGCTCCAGTTGCTAAAGTTACTGTATCTCCTGAACCACCTAAAGTTAGGGTAGTTCCGCATTGTGGTTCAATTGTATTTACTTCTATTTTACTCATTATACTATTACCAACGTTCCTGTTACTGTTAATGTTTGGGTAAAGGTAACGGGACCTGCAAGGACAGCATTTTCAATTATTAAAATATTATCCATTGTTGCAGCGTGAGTATATATCTCTTCTGCTCCAGGTTTATTACCTATGTATATAGTATTATATAAACTATTCATTTTATCTCCTATGCACTAATTGAATCGACAACACTAACATAAGCATCAACACTACTTGCTGCTGAACTTTGTGCTTTCAATACATCAGTATTTTGCATTACAAATTTTGCTCCACCCTGTACTAATTCTACAGCACTTGACGGCGGTATACTCAAATCTTTTACAAGATATCTAGTTGTACTTCCTCCAACAGAAACCCAAACAGATATTGTAATAGCACTTGTTAATATGTTGGCTAATCTTAGTCCGATTACCGCATCATTAGAATTAGCAGTCACAATAGTTGTTGCTGAATTCGTTATCTGCTGGGCGGTTCTTGTAAAATCTTGAGCCATTTTTTATTTTCTCCTCTATAACGCAATGGCCATTGCCACTGCGAATCCATTACTTGCTGCACCTACTGGTACACCACTTGCGTCTAAATAAACTGCTTTGCTTGCAGGTAATGTACAAAATACATCTTTAGTTCCTGCACTAAACGTTACAGCTGAATCTGAGTTAGAACTTGAAATTACTGTACTCCTTGAAAGTGTATCAGGCGTTGCGTCTGTTACAGTTCCAATTCCAACTTCCCATTCAGAAGTACCTTGGTTATAAATTGCATAATAGGTAGTATTACTATTTCCAACTCCCGCTACAAAAGTATCGAACCCTGTTTGAGCTCCCGCTAAATTCAAAGTTCCTGTACCAGTAGTTGTACTAGTTTCTTTTACCCTATCATTTATAACTAATGCCATTTATCCTCCTTAACTCATACTTATGATAGCATTTGCAGGTGTCGATGGATCAGGGAAAGTAATTTTAAATGTACCATTAGTACAAGTTTTATTACCTCCAAAATCTAACACCACACATAATTTATCGCCTTGGTCATCATTGTAAAGTGCTCCATAAGCTGCTGTAAAAGTAGCTGATGTCCAGGTTGCATCTGCAAAATCTGTAGTTGCAATTGCTCCTGTAGAAACAACTGCGTTTCCAGTTAAAGCTTTTCCTGCTGTCGTATAGTTACTTCCACCACTTGAACTTACTTCACTACTTGCACTATAAACACTACTCGCTGTAGTGTATGGATTTGCAGTGTATAAAGCTAATTTAAAACTATCTCCTCCAGATGCAAAATTATGTGTTCCAGTGAATAATTCTCCACGGAATGCATAAGGTATTATATTTGCCATTTTTTATCTCCTTAATAATCTGATGGAAACGGTGATTTAAGGGGTGTACGAATAACTCCATCTTGCCATTCATCCCTACGTCTACGACCTTGTTGTTCGATCGCATACGATTGTAGCGCAGTTTGATATGCCTGCGTATAGTATTGTATCATATCTGCCGGACCTTTCAAGTATCCATATGCGTTTACCAAGCATCCGTATAAAAGTAAATCCTGATATTTATTTGATAAATAAGTTCCATTTGTAGCAGCGGGTGCCGTTGTAGGATTAACTGAATCAGTTAAACTATAGGGCTGTTTAATATAAGCCATAGTAATTTCATATCCAGCTGCAGGTGTTGGTGCTACGACCCAATAATTAGCGTCCCAATTGGCATAATATTTAGGAATACCTGAATTTGTTGCAGGAGTATCATAATAAGTAGCCATGTATGAAGTGTCCTTTTTTTCTAAAAAACTCTGAACATTTGGTGTAACAGTTGTATCTTTAAGTTGGATATATCTAATGACTCTTAGGTCATCTGGAATTGTTACATATCTATTTCCAGTAGTTAAGTTGGAAGTAGCATAGAATCTATTATCATCAGAATCTGCTTCTCTATAAATTTTATTTTCAGCGTTAACAATAAAAGTATTAACAATCGCATCGGTTAATACTCCACTATCAACTTCCGTATAGTTTCTGATATCTGTTTGTAATGTTGCAAGTAAATAAGCCATTATGGTCTCTCGTTAACAGGACCACCGAAAACGAAATATCCTCCCCCTATTGCTGTTGATGTTGCATTACTTACTAATGCAAATGTAAATTTATTACTAACTGTTTCTGTAGATGGTTGTCCAGGATAGTTAATAGTCTCAGTGACTTTAGTAATGATATAAGAACCATAGACCTTGGCACCACTTGTATGAGCAACCGCAGTTGTACTTTCAGGGGTTGTTCCATAAGAAGGTGCAGAAGTACCTCTCGTACATCCTGTTAAATCATTACTTGATTTTCCTGTGTATTGAATTGTTTCATTTGCAAGCGTTCCAACTAATAACGAATCAGTAATTGTCCCTGCTGTTAAATCAGCTTGTGTCCAAACTTTTTCTATAACAATATAACCTGATGTAGGAAATGATGATGCATCTGTTAAAGTAATAGTTGTAGCACTAGTTGTAAGGTTTCCATTTAATGTAGTACTTAATTCAAAAGTAGAGATTCCAACTCCACCGACAACTTCTTTAACTTCATAAAATCTAACAGCGTCTCCTGTAGATCTTCCGTGTCTATCTTCTGTAACAGTTACACTTGTACTGCTTCCTGTTGTTGAAAAAGGATTATCATTTAAAACACTTGGTGTAAAAAAAGCTACCCGTGAAGGTCTTGCACGTTTCAAAGCTTGTGGATCAGCGCTAACAGGTTTTGGTTGAAGTTGAGGAGATTTTTTTTCATATTCTGAAAAATGAACCCAAGCCCCATTCCATTCTCTTACCATTTCCAAATAAGGAAATGCTTGACCACTTCTATCTGAGATAGCTAAAGAATGTTTTCCTGTTGCAAATTTTGTCATAATTAACTCGCCGTTGGGTAATAAGAAGATGGTGAAATATATGTACTCGTTGGAGAACCGTCTTCTTTTAATGCTCTTGATAATTCATCCTCATATAATAATTTTAATTCTTGTGTTCTTTGAACCGCATATTTTTGTGATAAATAAAATGCTAGACCTGAAACCATTGGTGGTACAAATCTATATGGAAGATCAGAAGCATTAGTATATGCTCCTACATCTTGAATTCTTTTTACATAATAGTAA